TCCGGTATAAGGTAATTTCTGAGCATTAGGATTGTCCATAGACACATGCTGATATTCAACGGGTTGTATCCCAACATAAATATCCTCACCGATCCTATATCCTTCCCAAACTTCTATAATCCAATCCCAAGTTATATCCTCACCTTCTTCAGGTTTATAGGTCTCATCCACGATCATCTCTTGCTCTTCGCCATTTTGATCAATGAAATTCAAGAACCCAACTTTCTTAAAAGACTTCCATACGGCATGCCAAACGCTTATCAAAGTCCCTTCCAAATTTTCTTCCCTGGAAAGTTCGCTATGAGTTCTATCCCTATAATAAATAGTCTGAGTATTAACTTCACTACCAGTACCGGATGTCTGAGAAGAAGACTGTGGTCCCTGACCTACCAAATCTAATACCTTATCAAGATCAGACGGTGTCATTATGTCGTTAAATCTATCATAGATCGATGCCGGGCTCAAGTACATTTTCCTAAGAGCCCAATCACCATCTTCAATAAATTCTAAATCCGGATCAGGATCATATGAGAAACGCATGGGATTAACCCTTTCTAAAATAGGCTCCCCAAATACCGTTCCTATGTAATAAATCTCTTCACCAGCTATGAGAGCATCTTTCCAACCTTTAAGGAATTCATTGCGTAACTTAAGATTTTCACGTAAATATTCCAAAGTATGATATGCCTGTTGTTCTACAATATCATTATAGTCATACAACATATAATTTTCAATCTCCGATAGTTGTTCCTCAGTAGCAAGTTGATTGGCACTACCGCCACTCAGCATTTCGCCGATTCGCTCACTTACATAATTCATAAGCAAATCCTTACGCTCCTGCTGAACCTTGCTGACAGCATCCTCATTAGTTTGTATAACTCTTATACTGTCAGGACGCTTGCTTTCCTCTCCTAACAGAAGGTCAACCTTAGGCCTAATAATGTTGAAATTCTGCAAAGATGCTGGAAATCCATCCTCAACTTTGTACGGGTCCGTTACATATTTGAGATCTTTTTCGTCGAATACACTGTTATAGAGATCGTACGCTATACGCATACGGTCTACACGAGTTTGACCACCGACAACTCCTGTGGTGGCCTCGCGAGCAATTATAGCATCAACGCTCGTTTCCCTCCAATCTTTATTCTTTTTTGACAGAGGTAACTTTTGCACTGGAAAAGGCACCAATGTATATGGTGAAATTGTTGCCATAATTATTTAATTAAACATGTTTAAATTATAACCACGATTGTGGTAATTTTTTATAATCCCTAAATAAGCCATCATCTAATATTAATCTTCTATTCTTTTCTATTCCCTCCTTTTTCTTTACATGAAGATGATGAAGTTGTGCTTTATAAATCATTATCATCATTAAAGCAATGACTCTGTCAAAGTTGCCTTCGTCATTGTAGGATATTAATTCCTCTAGTAATGGTTCCGATAATATCCTTGTAATATTTTTCTTCCCAGGTTCGTGCTCCTCATTCAACCAGTCCCGTATCTGTATCTCGGCCCAATCCTTGATGCCCTGAACCATGTGTACACCTTTTCTACGTTGAACTTTGCTGTCTTTTATAATCTCACTGATATAATCTGGCTGATCAGCAAGCAAATAATCCTGACTCTTAGACTGGAAATACGGGTAAATACCCTTTCTTTCGTTCTCGAATAAAACAGTAGCACGATAATATATCATCAATTTTCTGACATTCTCATAGTACTCTTCAGCAGTATCTGGCCTGCCAGTATACTCAGCCACTATAACATCAAAGTAAGATTCGAAATCTTGGAACCGCTTATAAACAAAAGTAGAACCTAAAGAATCAGTCCCGGCCTTGTCGTGGTCATAGGGGTCGCAACCGGCTATATATAAACCATAAGGGGGATCTGGTACCGGGTGTTCCCATATAACAATCTGGCCTGATGGGTCGTCGTCGCGGGTAAGCTTATATTTAGTTATGTCTTTTGGTGAACTAGCTGGTACCCAATTTAATTCGCCATCAGCACTGAAAATCAAATCCCCAACCTGCTTATAATTTGCTATATCCTTATGGGTCCTTATGTACGCTAGATGCCTGGCTAATTCGGTTTTTGGGAAAATATTACCGTACAACTGCAGAGTGGCCTCCATAGGAGTAAACGGTCTCTCTGCTATATACCTGTCAACAGCTCTTTTATCACTAGCATTTTCTACTACTATTTGACGCTTCTTTGTAGCAAAAGCCCTGGCTAGTAGTAGCTCAGAATTACCGTCCTTGTCCATGAGAGGTTTTCCCTCATCTTCAACGGTCATGTTGACATATTCAGGAACAAAAAAACCACAAGGTTTAGTAGCTCCTTCATCCCAACTATTCTCTAATGGTAAAGCATTGTAAGCGTCTGGCTCATAAAACAAATCTTTCAGCCCTTCATAGTCACCTTCTTCAGTACCACCAGTACCGAATGCGATCATCAGACCGAAGGCTACGCCATCTTCCTCGACCGACGGCTGCGCGATCTGCCACGCTTGTTTGAGCCCAGGAAACTTACCGGCCTCTTCCCAAAGTATGAGCTTGCCCCTTTTACCACGCGCTTTCTGCGGGTCGTTTTTAAGGGTGATGCCCATGATCTCCGACTTGTACCCGACTTCTGTTTTAACACCATCAATATCAATAACTATAGACGCACGCTTATGAATTTTGGTGTCAGTTTTTTGACGTTTCTTATACCAAGCTGTGTTGGCATCCACGAAATCCATGAAGTCCCACGCCTTGGTTAAAATACCATCCTTGAGCAAAAATTCAGCTTCAGCGGCGATGGCGTAAGAATTACTCTCTGGTATCAAGTAGAAATTCCTGCACAACATGGAAGCACACTTAAAGGAGTAGCCCTTACCCCTAGCTTTCAACACAACTAGGTGTTTGCCCTGTGTCTCGGCTTCTTCTACTGCATTAAAGAAATAGTAGTCCCAATCATAAAACTTGGGGAACCCTCTCTCCCTAGCTTTTATAGTTTTCTTTTGGCCACTTCTGAGCGTTACTTCTTTTTCTTTGACAATAATAATCTGACAATAATTGACATAAAAATAATTATAACCAGTTATGAAATCACCGTCCTCAGCCGTATACCCTTCTATACAACGACGACGTTCTTCATTCCAATATTCCTTATAAGCAGTAGTGCCACGAGGGGCTGCAGTATAGAACCCCATGCGTTGAAAATTAATGGCCGCTTGCCTAAACTTATCACTATTATTGACCTTCTTGTAACCTATCAATTTCTTCTCCCCCTATTATTTCGATATCTGGATACTGCCTTCTGAAAGATTTAACATACTCCTTGAAATTAAATCCCCAATACTCACATTGTTCCTTTAGTTCCTCTATTCTTACGTACAAATTTCCCATTAGTCTTCATCTGGTATTTCATAATCACCAATCTCAGAACCACCACGTGCGCGACTCTGTTCAAGTTGCTCCTTCTGTACCTGTCGTTCAAGCATATCAAGAGACTTGACGATACCGCCAATCTCTTTCAAATTTCGACTCACATCAGAAGCTGTATATTCGAATCTGCCCTCCCTATCCTTTTTATTAAGGTTAACACCAAAAAACCAGTCTGTCAATTGATCGGCAGCAAACTTACCAGCACGCAAAAGACGAGTATTAGTCGTCTCTCTAAACTCCTTGTAACGCTCGATTGCGTTCTCCAAGAGCTCATCAAGTTCATAATCCTCGTCCCCTAAAAAATCACCCTTGAGAACTTTCAGTCGTTGGTCCTCGGGGTAAGCTTCAAAGTAAGGTGACTTATAGTCACACAGAAAGGCCACGAATGATATTTCCCTCGTCGCCCTATCTTTAGTTTTAGTCTTGTCTCTATCCCATAGTACCTTAAAAGGCGGGATAGCCAGGGATTCCTCGCTTATTGTGATTTTCCCTGCTTGTATATCAAAGAGTTTTGCCATGCTATATATTGAGATAGGCTCTTAACTTTAAAAGCCTCAACATAGTCCCTTAGCTCCCTGATTTTCTCTACGTCTTTTAACGCTTTTTCAGCAGCCACATCGTGACCACTAATCATTTTAATACTGTCAACTAGCTCTGGCGTCAGGTCCCCACCCAACACAAAAGCTACTAATATCTTATTATAAACAATATGCCACCGCTCTACCGTAAACCTACTCCCCTTATTGATAAACCAATGACCATGTTCAATCCTTGTATCCACTTTATTGCTACCGCCAAACATCCAATTTTTGATACTAATATAAGGCTCTAAAGTTCCCCAATACAAATGTCCTTCAAATCCCCTCAAGTACTCATACCATTTTTTCTTAATGGCGTAACAACCACCAAGTACACAAGGTACTTCAACAACAGAATCTTCCCCCAAAGGTTTAGCTAACCACCTGGTTTGAAAAACTGACTTAAAATCCTCAGGAGAATTAGGCACATCCTCACTAGTGACAAAAGGAATTATACGTGCCCCATAACCTTCGACCAAACCGGGGTCATTTATATCCCAAGCGTGCTCGTGTAAATTAAGGCATTTACCGCAAATTATAGCCTCATCGTCATGGATAAGATCTGCCAGAAAGTAATCCAGCCAAAGTTTATCCTTGAAAACAATGTCGCCCCCACATAATATTATATTATCCGCGCGCGCGTGCCAGACACCTACGTCAAATGCATGCCCAATACCTCTTCTCTCCTTTAGCCTGATAAGCTTTATTTCACCATCGTAACTATAATCATACGTAGCTTCCGAAGCATCATCAACAAGGATCACCTCTATCCTGTTCCTTATGGACTCATCTATAGACTCTAATAGGAGCTGAACTAACCCAGCCTCATTATGATAACCTACTATAACAGACGCTTCCATATACTTACCTTTACGTAAAAACCTATACAAAGGTTACAAAAAAGGTTATTTTTATTTTATACCCGCTTATTTTTCAGCACAAAAGCCCCAAAATATCGTATTCTGACTGGCTGCCAATCCTCTTCATCCACTATTCTATTCCTAGCAAAAAGAATAGGGTGATGCATCACTTTGCGTACCACCCTTTTATCCTTCCTGTATTTTAAATATAGATTATGTACTATTTGATTATCAGCCATTTTACTGTGATTAGTCGTAAAGGGCCGCTCCTACAACTTTAACGCACTAAGGCGGTAGTACAAACGCGACCCCCACGACCGGGAACCAAGGGAGGGGGATTAGGTAAAGTCTTGTCTGTCCCGTGTGTCCAATGCGAACACAACTTCTAACAAGCCACCTGTAAGTTTGGGGACAAACATCTCCCGTACTTCGTAACCATCATCAGTCTTCATCAATACTCCCTTTTCCTTGAGAACTTTGATATATTTACTCAGGTTATTTTTATTAACCAAAGTTTCCTTCATAATAGCACGACGAATATCGGTACTGAGAATATTTTTAGGTTCCCCCAATTTAGGCTCCCATTCATAATCAACCTTAAGTAACAATGCAAACAACTCGGCTTCACGATCTGACAATTGCAACAAACCATTTAAAATACGCACGTACTCCGTGTATAAATTCTCGCTCTTAATATTCTTCCCAAACTCGTTCATTTACTTCTTCTTAATGTTGCGCTCCAGAGGCTTCTGCTTCATTAGTAGGCTCTGGCTCGTCTGCCGGCTCTTCTTTCACTTCCTCTTCACTCACTTCTTCTCCTTCTTCTACAAGAGCATCCGTTTCAAGAAATTCAGCTTCTTCAGCTGCCAATTCCACACCTTCTTCCTCAGTCAACTCAACCGCAGCTTCAGCTTCTAATTCAGCTTTTTTAGCTTCCAAAATTTCTTGTTCTTTCAAGGCTTCTTCCATTACTTTCTGTTTTTCTTCGTATTCAACATCGCGTTCATCAGACATACCCTTAAAATAAAGTGTACAATAATTGTTACACTTGCCGCATTGTAGCCTTACTTCAGCGTCCTCAATAGTACCCAAAATAAAACTTATGCCGCCAGGTATGTCTTTTTGCATAATTTCAACATTACCACATGACCCACACTCAAAGGCTAAGTCGCCTACTTGGTGGTGTTTGGGCTCTTGTTGTTCGGCTTGTACTTCTTTTTCGTTTTCGCTCATTATGCAATAAAATTTGGCTCACCTTCCCTTGACGTCCAATACACGTGTACAAATCCTGGTACAACGTAATGAGACGTGTTACTCAAATCATAAACCCTGTGACCGCCATTAAACGACACATGCAACAGCAAAGGTTCGTGAACCGTAACTTCAGTTCCATCAGGATATACATATACCCTATACAACTCACTGGAAATATCCATAAATTCTAAACCAGATGTATTGATAAACTCATCAATACCCTCATCTATCCTCTCATAGATATCCCTGTTCAACGATTCCTGTGGTAAACTCATATTATTAATCTTCACATTCAATAAAAATAACCTTCGGTTCACAGACTCTCACGACCCTGATAACCTCGATTTCTTCTTCTACCGGCTTAGGCCATTTAATTCTCTTAGGCTTAACCGGTTCATTAATCTTATAACATCTATAACGTGCCATAATTCCTCCCTTATTTAATTTTCCTTTGTTCCAAAATTTCAATACCTAACAACCCATTATTTATTAGGGCAACTTCAACGGCTGCCTGAGCAGCTATCTTCGCACATTCAACCTGAGCCGCCTTAGCTAATTCTGCTAATTTGATGTGCATCTCCCTTTCTTTCTCATTGTACATACTCATCTTTTTCCTCCTTTGGTAAAACACCCACACTAACCATTATATCATAAAGCTCCATTTGACTGTCAACATCACCATCATACTTGATCTTGCCAGGTACGTCCTCCCCGACTAAAGGTTGGTCACTTGGCATCCCGTATATGTAGCACTTATCCTCTAAAGTCTGCATTACCCAACATCTGTATTGTTCATCAACTGACTCAAATAAGTACGTACCCTTAGATGATTCTGCCCAGCCTAACTCTTCTATTTGAGCTTTAGTTAGCATTTACTTTAGACTTCTGCTTATAGTAAGTCCGTTTCTTTTGTTTCTCCAACCTCTTTTCTTGTTCCTCAATTACCTTATTCAGATGTTCTATGTTGTTCTCCAACGCTTGAACGTACCTCTCCAGTTTCTTCTCGTACCTCGTTTTGAGAAGATTTATTAGCCTCTCTTTTATCCTTAATTTCATCTTCTTTGCTCCTTTTAACATCGTTGATACCAAAGTACACACACCATGCACCAACACCTAAAGCTATTAAACCGACACCTACCCTGTTAGTACATAATATATTATATACCCCCGCAGAGACAGATGCTACGGCAACTATGGAAACCGCAGCAACAGGCATCCACCTGTCAAACCACTTCAATACCTTAATTATTTTAGTCCCCATACTATAGTATACGTAAAAAAGCAAAAAAGGTTACACTTTACTGCAACCTTTTACTATAATTCTTCTATAACATTACTGCTCAACCCTACAGTAAGGACAATATTTAGTGTGTAGCGGTATCGCTCGGCCACATTCCCGACACCAATTCTGATTAAATATAAAATCCTCAACCTGCGAAACAATATCGTCAGTAGGTTCAAATTTAGGTTCTTTATCTACTAATTTTGGTTTCTTCATATAACCACCTCAATAAATCAACTTCATAAGCATTAGCAGCGATCAACGCCGGATCACTAATTATAACACAATGACGGTCGTTAGTCTCATCAAGCCTGACACCCCAACGATAACCAGTCATGTGGCGATAAGCATAAATATACCCCTCAGCAGGTGTGACCCCCAACAACATCAACACTAATAAATTAGTTGAGGGCTCCCCTAACCTTTTGCGCAGCAAACGCTGTAGTTTAGCCTTACGCCCATGGTCCGGCAACAACCGTACCTGCCACGCTTTATTGTGTAAAGCATAGTGCGGCAGCAATAACTTACGCCAAAACTTGGTCCACTTTGATAAATTCTTTTGTACCGAAGTCCCTATGCGGTCCCAATCATGCTGTGAGTGCTCAGGACCCATCGGTATAAAAGCAATGGCCCTGATTATATTATTCCATAAGACCCCTAACCTGGCCCCAAGTATCTCAATATTATAATACCACCAGGTATGAAACTTATCCCCAGCCAAAGCCCACATCCATGAGTACACCCCAAACATGTGGGGTACCCGACTGATGAAAGCTTTATAGGCAGCGTCACTTGACGTCAGCCGCTTAAACTGTAAAAAGTATGACCAGTGATCCCGCGATATATTTGTTGGTGACCCATCTTCGGGCACCACCCCCGGATGTCTGTGTAGTACCCAATGGCCATCCCAAAATGACACACAGTTACCCAACGCACGGGCCAATTTTGGGTCCCTGTCATACGCTAACCAGCACAAATAATTACGGCCAACGCTATCGCGCCATGACCGCTCATCCCCCTTAATGACACACATGTTGTGTTGATCAAATTGTTGGTAGGTCTCCTTAGTATTTAAATCTAACCCCATAATTACCGATGTTCACCGCACTTCCTACAGATGTAATTTGAACCTGCCTCCCAAGGAGTGCCAAACGCTAAATCACGAAAATCCTCAAACAATGATTTCAACTCCCAATCATGGTTGCATTTCGTTCCCTTATTTTCTTGTTCCCTTTTCATAAATCTCGTTTTTCCCGTAAATTCTGTATATACTATATTAACTGTTGCTGCCTACCCTTATGGGAATCGGTTAATCTGGAAATACGTCCTATCCCCATATACTACATCCCGAACACGGCGTTCTTCTTCATTTTTATACTCCGGCCCCCTTATATCCCCTAAGGCCATTTCATTAATCAAATCTACACATCCTTTTTTCATCTCAACCTTGTTTTTTGTTTTACTTTTGGTTACCTTCCCTAGCCCAGTAAAATGTTTATACTCAAAAATGAGTGGATCCCAACCGCTGTTTCTATTCAGCCCGCTCCCTGGAGCAGTAGGTAAGGTGCCTGATCCAAACACCCTGACGAGTGCAAGTTGATGCCTGTCTTCCGACATTTTCGTGTGGCCAGCTTAACTCAAGGGGACGTTACATCCTCAAGTTTCTACCCCTAGTATACGTAATTTTCTAGAAAAGGTTACATTAAAAATCAATTTTTTTTTGCATCCCCTCCATATTAGCTATAGGGCACCCCTCTTTTTCACACAGTTCTTTTGTGAAATTACACATGGCACTGCTAGATCTAAAACCACAATGCCTGCTGCTGATGGTCGGTCTATCAGCATCTACATGCCAAACTTGCCAGTGCTTACCTACACGCATGTCAAAAACACATATACAGCTGCGAGTGCTAATACAACAACTGCGGTCCCTATAAATGCTATTCTAGCTATTCTCTTCTTCATGCTATAAACTTGTTTTGTGTTACCAAATGTTTATTAACGTAAATCCCTCAATAATGACAACACCCACGATAGCTATAATGAAAGCTAACCTGGTATTTGCCATTTCTCTCTCAGTCTCCCCGAGACGGCTCTCGAGCTCAGCAACTCGGTCTAAGAGTTCCTGGTCTGTTTTATCTTCTATGAGTCTTGCCATTTCCCAATAACTTCGAATGTCCTAACCAACCTTGTTCCCTTGATAAGGTCAAAATCAATGCCCTTACCGCTATAAACAATAATATCACCTACTTCCCAAACAGCCCTTGGACCACTTGGCTTAACTAACACCTCAGCTAGTTGCTGGTTAGCCGGTACACGTTTTTTCTCTTCCTTGGTGATTTTTACACCATCTTCATCTTCCTCATCTGTCCCAACTATAACCTTTTTAGTAACTTTAATTTCCCTCTGCGGTTTAACCAAATAAAAGTCCTCCCCGCTTATAAATTCCCCTTTTATCATTATAAGTGTTTTAATAGTTTTTTAAATACCTCCCTATGTTTCTTCTCAACAAATTCATGCTCTGAATAGAGCTTTACAGTCTTCTTGGCTTCCCTCAAATCTTGCTTACTCATTTTCATTAATATAAGTCTTCGTCTAGTAACCTATTTAATTCGTGTATAGCCCTATCACAAGCTAACTTATTGATCACATTACCATCCCTATGAAAGGATGTCTGTTCAGTCTCAAGCTGTGTAATACGTGCTTTAATCCTTAATTTAGTTCTGTTATCCATTAGCTTAGTTTAAATCGTACATCACTTATAAACCCACCAGTAGCATTTAAATCGTATGCATTTGCAGTATTGTCGATTGACTTCGATCTATCAGCTAACTTGGTTACAATCTGTCTTTTAGTTTTCTTTTTCATGACTTAGTTTGCTTGGTAATTCCTTAAGTTAATTATATGTGCATCCTTATTGTTGTTGTTGCATAAAGGACAGGTAGTATCCTCTATCATAAACAAAGGGGTATCCTGATGCACCCCCCTAGGTGCCGGCATAGTGTAGGTATTATCACATCTACCACACTGTACCTGTATTGACAATTTTCTCTTTTTTTGACTCATTTTTTTTACTTACCATTTGATTGGGCATCTATCTTCCCTGCAAAAATAAGGTCCATCTTTATGAAGACATTTATGTAAATTACTGTGAACTTGTCCATTGTAAGCAACTGGTCCGGATGTTCTGTCAGGACAAGCCCAGTGAAGACAGGCTGTTTCATCTTGCGGTTTTATTTTCCACTTTCGTTCCATACGTTCTCGCTTCTAATTCCGTATACTACATTATACGTAAAACTCACCAAAAAGTTACGAAAATCGTTATATTTTTTTGAAAATTTTATATATTTCTGCGAGCTTAGACCACCACAGTCAAGCATCCCCAGTGCGTTTTCGGCGGAAAGGTACCCCCCGCAAAAGTCGGGTGCCATCATTTAAATCGTGCATCATGCCAAAGACTCGTGCATTCAAAGTCCGTGGCCGTGACAACAAAGTCCATATTGTCGAGGCTACCAGCAATATGTCTGGTGAAACAACCAGCATTACTGCTGATTACTCTCTGCCACTCACTCCATCACAGTTCAATAAGTATGGTATGTTAGCAGTATCTCAAGGGTTCTTAAAAGCATTTCGACCTCTGCAAAGTCCTATCACGCTGTAACAACCAGGGGCTATCATGCCCTTTTTGAACTAATATAGCTTTTGCATAAGAAGGGTAACTTAACACATCACCATCATGCAAGATTATGTCATGGTCAATGGTGTCCTAATGTCATACCAAGATTTCTTGGACATTGACTGGGACTAAGGGTAAACCTTAATTAACTGTTGATTTAACATGCGAAAGCACAGTTCCCTGCCATGACCCATTCTTCATTAAAATGCCTAGGTAATACAAGAGTGGTGAGCGGGGAACTTTGTCAAAAACTTAATAACCGTGCTATTATAAACCAAAATCAAAATCAAATGGATGCAACAGCATTAATTAACGCTTTGAACTTGCTCTCAGGGGCAGGTCAACAGCAATCAAACACCGTTGTTCAAAACAACGTAGCAGACAACAGGTATCACAAAGTTGTCTCTGTCACCGAATTGCGCAAAACTAAGAGTCGTACATTACCTACGGACTTCTACACAGTCTCTCTCAAAATTAAGGACGAAGATGTTCAAGGTATTGGTGCTCAGGTTGCGCTGTACAAGAAACCAACGTTTCAAAACACTCATCCTTTACCTTTTGAGGAAATCAACCTCATTGACAAAGAGTGCCAGGGCGACATGAAGAAGGTCGCTGAAGAACTCAATGCTCAAGGCGGTGTGTTTGGTCGTTGGCGGACATTCAAGATTGATGATTATTACATGAAAGATGCAGACGGTAACGTCATGACATATGATGACGGTCGTCCAAGGACAGCCAACATTGCCAGGGTCTTTCTGTTTGCAGGTGAAGATGATGAGGCAGGCATGCGACTTGCTCGTTCAGGTCGTGACTTTGTGAACGTCGCACAATCATCTGAAACTGGTGATCTCAATGCACAAGTCGATGCACTTGTCGACAAAGGTAGCGATCCTGCACCACCACCAGCACCTGAGCCACCCACTACCAAGTAAATCAATTTATCATCATCCAATGAGGGTCAGCTTGCTCACCGCAGGCTGTCTCTCTTTTTTGGTTAGGTGCTGAATGGCTATTAGCTACGCAATAATTAACTTCAACAACACATCATCATGTTATCATTAAGCGATCGTCAACGATACACTAAATTAACCAAGCATGTCTATGAATTGCTGAAAGTCATTGGCAAGGGGATTTACATTGACATTGAGCTTGAACATTTGGTGCAAAAGCATGAAAAGAAATTACAAGAACAGCTAGACAAATACAGGTGTTTAATTGGCAAGAAAGCCACACGTAAAGCTAATTACTTCTCTTCATTCACAAGGGAGGGTATAATTGAAAAAATCATGTACTTCACCAATGACGATGTATTGATCAAATTTAGGTACAAAAGTAATGGGGGATTTGACACAATTCTTTATCATCGTGATCTCATTTAAAACACATCATCATGAAAATATTAATGAAGAAAATCAAAATGGTTAGATTGGTATACATACTTGTACCAATGGTATTAGTAGCAATTGCCGCACATCCTATTGTAATATCGTTTCTTGTTAAAGATATATTTTGGTTGCTTTTGTACCCAGCAGAAACTGGGGTTTTAGCTATTGTGGCGGCTAGTATTGGGATAACAGGGGAACAATATTATTAATATCACTAAAGTAACACATCATTTGAATTAATATTCATCGCCATGACATTTAAATCAAAAAAAGCAAGAACAATAGCAGCTTGCGCAGAGCTAGCCGCTAAGTATCGTAACCCTGATGGGAAGACATTCTTCTTGGTGCTAAATTGTCCACTATGTATCATACATAACACTGTACATGTGGAGAATCCCATGCTCTCTAAGGGTACGAGGACATGTGTTGGTTGTCCTTTAGCGAGTAAAACTGGGGAAGTGGGGTGCACCAGATTTGACTCATATGATAATGCACATCAAGATTATATACGTAATATGGATAGATGTGAGGGGGAGGACTATGACTCTATCGATATGGATACACCAATCGTTTGTGGTTATAAAGGTGAACCTAGCATCCACTTTTTGAGGAGGGCCATGTTTTTTGATCACTTGATACCTATATTAAGTGAGTTACCACCTGAAAGATTTACACGTGCAGGTTGGGTGTTTTTAGATCTTTTGGTATCAGGATAAAATAAAGACAAATAACATGTGTGGTAGTAGTCCATATCGTCGTGTAGTACTAGCTAAAGAAGCTGGTGAGAAGAGTGTAATGTTCACTTGTATAACTGCTCGTGATGTTAACATCATGGAAGAAGAGGGATTTGAGGTAACAATAATGGGGGAAGTAAAACAATTTGGTTCTACTAAGTTTTGTAATGATGTCATTGTTAATATTGTATAACTATGGAATCAAATAGGGAGAAAATAATACTTGAGACAGTAGAACGGTTAGGTGAACTGTCTGATAGTTTAAAAGGGTATGTTGAGAAATACAATGATGATTCAACAACAATGGTAGAATTGCGTGTTGCTGTTGTATTCTTACATGACTCTATACTCATGGCTACTCAAGGCGATGTTAATCCATTCATAGAGTTTTCAAACAAAGCAATGGAGCTAACACGTCGCGTACTGCTAGCTGGTGAACCAGCCAAGTTGATGAGGGATGACAAGAATGGTAATATACTCATACCACCAACTCAGCCAGCTGAATTAACATCACGCAATTAGTCACCAATACATAATCAAAATGAAAAGATTTACAATACCTAGGGTAGCACATTGTGAAGGGGGGTGCTAACTATGGCACGGAAGAAAGCAATGT